GTTCTAGAACAATTTAATCAACAGTATCAACATAGATTACGCCCGTATGTAATTGATGAATCTTTTGACTGGCCAATCCTGGGTCAATTGCCCGATCAGCAATTTGGTTTTTGCCTTGCATACAATTACATGAATTATAAACCATTTGAAATTATAAAGAAATATATCGAAGAACTTTATCAAAAACTATTACCAGGCGGAACATTGGCATTTACCTTCAACGATTGTGATCGTTATCAGGCCATGCAGGCTGTTGAACAAGATATTACCAGTTATACTCCGGGGTCATTGATTCGAGGATGGGCCAACTACATAGGATTTGAAGAAGTATTTTGTTACAACGATGACGGTGCATGGAGTTGGATCGAATTACGCAAACCTGGAGCATTAACGTCGTTGCGCGGTGGCCAAAGTTTGGCAAAAATATTATCTAAACCTGTTGCAAAATCTAAATAAACCAAGTATAATCAAACACAAGGAGAATTACATGAAAGATCATTTACTAGACTTAGTAGAACACACATTAAAATTAGGTTGCATTGACCTAGTTAAAATCACTGGCGATGCCAAATCGAGTGAAATCTTTGGCGTAGCCGAAGATCGTAGTGTGGTAGTGGAGGGGAAGTATGCTAATCCAGTGCCAGAATTTATTGGACTGTTTGGTATGCCAAACTTGGCAAAACTTAATATTCTTTTAAATTTGCCAGAGTATAAAGAAGGTGCCGAACTTAGCGTTACAAAGAAATCAACTGGTGAGCCAGACGGTATTAGTTTTCAAAACGCCACAAAGGATTTTAAAAACACCTATCGTTTTATGGCCAGTGAGATCGTAACTGAAAAGGCCAAGACAGTCAAGTTCAAAGGTGTTAATTGGCACATTGAGTTTGAACCAACTGTGGCTGCTATTCAGCGACTCAAGATGCAAGCCAGTGCTAATGCTGAAGAATTAAACTTTCAAGCCAAAACTGAAAATGGTGACTTAAAATTTGTGTTTGGTGATCATTCAACCCACTCTGGAAACTTTGTATTCCAACCCGGTGTAACTGGCACACTTAAACGCACCTGGAGTTGGCCCATCAAGACTGTAATTTCAATTTTAGATTTAACCGGAGATAAAGTAATGCGTATCAGTGATGATGGGGCCGCACAGATCACTGTTGATTCTGGATTGGCAACTTACACATACATTATTCCAGCACAATCTAAATAATAGATGACTCAAGACAATCTCACAGCCAAGCAAAAAGATTACGCTGTATTCTTGCCAGCTATCAGCGGCTTCTATGCCACTTACGTAGGTAAGCAACGTGATCCTGTAAACGGTCCTTATGTAGACCCGGCCCGTATGCCCGCAGGTATCAAGGACATGGAGATGATGAACTGGCTTAATAGTTCCAAAAGTCTGTTTCCATACAAGTGGTCATTGTATTCGGGTGGTCATGCCAACTTAGATCTAACCAAACAGGACTGGTCGGAAGATATGGTTCGTAATCGTGAGCCTGGCACACTAATGCTGGGCGACTCGGGTGGATTCCAGATTGCTAAAGGCTTGTGGGAGGGCGAGTGGCGTGATCCAACCAGCCCAGCGGTCTTGTCCAAGATGGCCGAACTCAAGGCCAAGGGGGTTGAACATGTGCTGGATCTCAAACCAGATGGTACCCCTAAGCATGATAAAAATGGCAACAAAAAGTATGTCAAGATTGATCATGTTAAAAACTATCAGAACTTGCTAGATGCTGCACAGAAGAAACGAGAAGCGGTGGTTAGGTGGTTAGATGGTGTTTCAGATTATGGTATGACCTTAGACATACCAACCTGGGTCATACATGACAAAAATGCCAGCGACAAGTGTGGTATTACCACATTAGAAGAAGCAGTAGCAGCTACCAAGTATAACAATGATTACTATATGCGTCATCGTAAGGGTGCTAAGAATGGTGGTATGAAAGTGCTGAATGTTCTACAAGGTGCTAACCATGCTGATGCCGATCGTTGGTACGACACCATGAAGCACTATTGTGATCCTAACTTGTATCCAGATACCCATTTTGACGGTTGGAGTATGGGTGGACAGAACATGTGTGATGTACATCTTGTATTGCGTAGACTTGTGGCATTACGACACGATGGCCTACTCAAAGAAGGCATACATGATTGGATGCACTTCTTGGGCACAAGTAAATTAGAGTGGGCAGTGTTGTTGACTGATATCCAACGTGCTGTTCGCAAGTATGTCAATCCAAGTTTTACAATTTCGTTTGACTGTGCCAGTCCGTTTCTGGCCACTGCCAACGGGCAGGTGTATCACCATATTGACCTGCCACACAATGACAAGTGGTGTTATCGTATGAGTCCTATTGTGGATGACAAGAAGTATGCCAACGATACTCGCCCATTTGGTCCTGCTGTGGTTGCCGATGGTCTTGTTGATCACTTTGATGAAAGTCCAATTAGTTTACAATTACAAATGAAAGACATTTGCTATTATGCACCCGGTATGTTAAACAAAATTGGCAAGGAAGGTAAGACCTCGTGGGACAGTTTCAGCTATGCATTGTTGATGGGGCATAATGTGTGGATGCATTTGGAAGCAGTTCAAAGAGCCAATCGCGAGTATGACACAGGAACCTGGCCAGCCATGATGTGGAATCAAAATGGCGACCATGCCCGATTCAAGGACATTGTGGATGCCATATTTGCCACTCCAGATCGTGACGAAGCTGAGGCTATCATAGAACACTATGACCGCTACTGGATGGACATCGTGGGCACACGTGGATTCAAAGGTAAAAAAGCCAAAAACGCACACAGCCAATTTAATGCCTTGTTTGAAGAAGCCGATGTTGACAACAACGATGAAGATAGTGTACAATTAGAAGAAGAGTTCAGCCCGGACCAACTGGCCCGATTAGATCAACTAGAACAAGATCAAGTATAATGAATAGAGATGGTCATAACAACGTTAGTTTCTTTATAGGAACTGAAGTTGAACACACTCCAGCATTTGGATTACGCACACTATTTGTAGTAGGAGTACAAGATTCACAAATCATTCGTCAAGAAGCACTGAATAATGATTGTGAACATATCTACTTTGGTGCAAATCAAAGTTTTCCAGCTCTTGACAAGAACGATGGTGATGCTTGGCGCGAATGGGAAATGATGATCCAAGACTGTCTAGAGACTAAATGGTTATGCACATTAGATTTAGATCATGCACAAGCAGAAGGTCTATTAGAAAGCGGTCTGGTAGAGTTCAACAACTTTATTCCAATGATTTCGGTCAAACTACCCTATATCAAACAGTTTGGATATCATGCTACACTCAAAATTGACGACAAGGACTTTGCGGCAACCAATCCGGGTGTTTGGTGTCATAGCTTGCACAACTTACAAAATCGATCAGTGTTTACTGACTGGTCTAAATATACCAAGGACGAAATAATCAAATGAAGAACTGGCTAAGGCAACGCCTGCTCAATCTCTTGGTAGGTGGGCATGCTGAAATAAAGGTAGTAGGTAGAAATCAACTCAGTCGCGACTTTGACGAAATAGCAGATTGCAGTGACAATAGTATCGATCTTCCAGATCCTATCACGTTCAAGGTGCAACAGGTCAACGGTGGTACTGTGATTGAAACACGCTATTATGATCCCAAGAAAGACGATCATCGTGTCAAACTACACATTGTGACGCCTGAAGAAAATCTATCTGAATCAATTGGAAAAATCGTAACCATGGAGTTATTACAAAAATGATACAAGCAGAACGAGAAACAGTAGAACGTGTTAAAACAGCCGCACAACGGCAAATTTGGGTAACGTTCAGGAAAGAAGGCATACATTGCTATCCAGCTGCCGCCACAGATCCCAAGTTAAATACAGCAGGAGAATATGATGTTTCGTTCCTTGCTAATCCTCATCGCCATATATTTCATTTCAGGGTGTCAATCGATGTGTTCCACAATGACAGGGACATCGAGTTTATCCAGTTCAAGCGATGGCTCGAGTCGCTGTATAACGGTTCGAATACCGTTTTAGCACTAGACTGGAAAAGTTGTGAGATGATCGCAGATGACTTATATATACAGATAGCAGATCGTTATCCAGGTCGTGCTGTAGTAATTGAAGTGTCCGAAGACGGCGAGAACGGATGCTCCATTAAGTATAATCTTACTCGTCCAACCCAATCAATTGTAATTTAAAAGGAAACATCATGGGCAAGCCCCAACATCGTGTAAACCCAAGAGCACTTCAAGCATTAGAAGATTTGTCAAACTATTTGGAATTCTGCAAAGAATACGGTTACAGATATCGAGAAGAAGACCTTTATAACTTTAAAGCATACGCCTGGCAACAGTACAACAAGTTTACACAAGGTAAAAACGCCAAAAACATGTGGCTGGAAGATGCTCGCAGACTAGGTCGCAACATATGAGAAAACTGTTCTACATGGGCTTGGAGTCGTACGAAGCTCGTTATACCTTACAACTAACTGAGTGGAATCAGCGTGTGTTTGATCGCAGAGGTCTAGATGTAGTCTACGTTCCTGGAACTACAATTGACAACACACAAAGCATTAGTGTAGGACAAGTGTTAGATGCACATGGCCGCAGTTACTTTGGTATGAGCCAAATGATGAATTTGGTTCAGATGATGCGTAATGGAGAAGTTACAAATGAAGATGTTATCTATTTTGAAGACATGTTTCAACCCGGTATCGAGAGCTTACCTTACATTCTTGATCAAGTCGATTCTAATCAGCGTCCCCGTATTTTTGTACGTTGTCTTGCTCAGGCCATTGATCCTGATGATTTTGTTCATGTATGGGGTATGGCTAAGTGGATGGGCATCTATGAAAAAATGGTTAATGAATTTGCTACAGGTGTATTAGCTACCAACGAAGAGATGGTGGCTCATATGCGTATTGCAGGTTGGGAAGCTCCAATCTACAATATTAGTGGACTGGCGTTTGGCAAAGAGGAAGTTCTAGAGCGTATAGGTGGCTCGCAAAATATTCGACCGTTTGACCAACGCAAGATGCGTGTGGGCTTTGCCGCTAGGTTTGACCAAGAGAAGCAACCAGACTTTTACATGGACTTGATTGAAATGTATCACAATCAAGGACGCCACAAGGACATTGAGTTTGCTGTGTTCCAAGGTGGGCCATTGCGTAGTAACAATACTCGGTATATCGAACGTGCTAGACAACTGGAGCGTGAAGGTAAACTTGTAATTTATGAGGACTTAAAAAAGAATGAGTACTATACTTTGCTTAACGATACTCGTGTATTGTTCAATTGTGCTCTCCAGGACTGGGTCAGTAACACAGTGTCTGAAGCCGATACACTTGGAGCGAATGTTTTATATCCTGCTTATCGTAGTTTCCCTGAAACTTTTGCTGATGACCCAAACCGACTTTACGTTCCTTGGTCAATAGATGACGCTTATCACAAGTTAGAAAACTTGCTACAGGCTCCACACCATAACATGGGCTTGATTAGTGATTGGACTGATGGCACTGTAGATCGCATTGTAGATATCTTAGAAGGCAAGGGCGAGTCTTGGAATCGTGCGGGCAATCGTTATCGTGACCATGTAAGTCAGGCCAAATATCATGTAAGAAAGATCAAATAATGAAAGTAGTGGTCACAGGAGCCGCAGGATTTATTGGTGGCGAAACTTTATTAAAGCTAGTGGATGCTGGCCACGATGTCTTGGCTATCGATCGAGTAATGCCGCCTGGAAATTTAATTCCGGTTCCGTGTCAGTGGCACACCGGAGATTATGCAGCCGAGTTGGGATTAGATTCAATTAAAAGATTTTGTCCCGATGCTATCATCCATTGTGCCGGTACCAGCCTCGTTGGTCCCAGTGTGCTAAACCCCCAAGAATATTACGACAATAACTTTACCAAGACTAAAATTTTGTTAGACTACCTGGTTAAAAATCACGATAAACGAGTTAGATTTATTTTTAGTTCAAGTGCTGCAACCTACGGCAATCCTATAATGACTCCGGTACAAGAAATAGATCCTACTGAACCTATTAGCCCATACGGTCAAAGTAAGTTAATGATTGACTGGATGTTACAAAGCTACCGAAAAGCCTACAGGTTAGATTTTGTGTCATTCCGTTATTTTAATGCCTGTGGTGCTGACAGTTGTGCCCGACATGGGCAGGCTCCGGGTGCTACTCATATTATTGCCCGTGTATTAGAATCCGTTAAAAATAATACCGACTTTACCTTGTATGGCACTGATTATCCTACCGATGATGGAACTTGTGTTCGAGATTATATACACGTGGAGGATCTTGCCGAAGCACATATATTGGCCATGGATCCTTCTATCCCCAGTGACGTTTACAATCTTGGCACCAATGTTGGCAACAGTAATCTTGCAGTTATACAATTAGCTTCACAAATAGTCGGTAAAGATATCTCGGTAGTACACGGGCCTCAACGGGAAGGTGATCCTGCTGTACTAACTGCCGATGCTGGCAAGTTTATGGCAGTAAGTAAATGGAAACCAAAGTTTAATTTAACTGACATGATTTCACATGCATGGGCGTGGTATGGAAATAAAATACAACAATTATAGGCTTATAAATATTATATGAAAATTTTTATCACTGGATCTAGCGGGTTTATTGGATCACACTTAGTACCCTTACTTAACAAATCAAATCAAATACACAATATGGTTAGTGATTTAACTGATCACGACGCTGTGGACCGTGAATTGCAGGAATTTAACCCTGACATTGTTGTGCATTTGGCTGCTCGCACAGAAGTAGAAAAAAGTTTTTATGAACAAATTAGTTTTAGTGAAGTCAATTATATAGGCAGTGTTAATTTAATAGAGTCCGCCAAAAAATGTAGCAATCTTAAAAACTTTGTTTTTGCCAGCACCATGGAAGTGTATGGTTGGCAATCTATTAGTGATGAAATAGTAACATTGGGTAAACCTCTTACTCACGTGGCATTTGATGAAAATACGCCGCCCCATCCTAATGCTCCTTATGCTGTGGCCAAATATGCCGTTGAAAAATATCTTGAGTACATGAATCGTAGCCAAGACTTTCCATTCACAGCTATTAGACAAACCAATGCATATGGACGTCGAGATAATGATTTTTTTGTTACTGAACAAATTATTACTCAAATGTTAAAAAATCCCAACGAAATTAATTTAGGGTATAGCGATCCATATCGTAATTTTATTTTTGTAACTGATTTATTGGATGCATGGGTTACAGTAATTAACAATTACGAAAAATGCAATTCAGGAATGATTTTTACCATTGGCCCAGATCAACCTATCAAGATTCTTGACTATGCCAATCTGATTGCTAAGAAAATTGGATGGAATGGTCAAATTAATTGGAATACCAAGCCCAAGCGACATGGAGAAATCTACTGGCTAAACAGCAATAACAATCTTATTACCAAGACACTTGGGTGGGCTCCAAAAGTCACACTTGATGACGGGCTTGACTATACCATTGATGTTTGGAAAAAAATTCTGTCTGCATGAAAAATGTTTATCTTTTTCAACCACAGTATGCTGTTGAGTTTAGAAAAGAAAAAAACTACTGGCTTCCGTATAGCGCGGCCTGCGTGTGGACCTATGCCGCACAATTCAAAGACATCACTAACAATTTTAAATTAAGTCGTATCTTTTTCAAAAGAGAACCAATCGATACTGTGTTGGATCAGATTGAAGATCCCACACTTTGTGGTTTTAGTTGTTACATGTGGAACGAACAATATTGTCTGGCCATGGCACAAGCCATCAAAGCACGTTGGCCCAACTGCGTGATAGCATTTGGTGGTGCGCAAACCAGTGCATCAATGCTCAAGCACAAATTCATTGACAGTATTATGATTGCTGAAGGCGAAGAAAGTTTTTTAAAACTGTTGCGTACTGTGCAATCTGAGCAAGCTCCGGACACAATATATCCACAACATAGACTAGAGCACTTGGATATACCCAGTCCATATACTACAGGCATATTTGACTCAATCATCAAAGAAAATCCCGGCGTTGTGTGGGCCATGAGTTTGGAAACAAATCGTGGTTGTCCGTATGCATGCACCTTCTGTGATTGGGGCGGTGTGACTTACAGTAAGGTTAAAAAGTTTGGCTTGGAACGCTTGGCAGGCGATTTGGAATGGGTCAAGAAACACAACGTGGCGTATGTGTTTGTCACTGATGCCAACTTTGGAATATTTAAAGAACGAGATCTTGAAGTAGCCAGATTAATTAGAGCAGCAGCCGACGAGTCTAAAATAGAATCTGTAAATTTACAATATGCCAAGAATAGTACAGACATTGTGTTTGAAATAGCTAAAATTATTGGCCCGTACGGACGTGGTGTTACAGTAAGTGTGCAAAGTATGAATGACCTTACTTTGGAAACTATCAAACGTAAAAACATGGATGTAAATAATATTGGCCGTCTTATGCAGTTAAGTCAACAACACGGCATAGGAACATATACTGAAGTTATCCTTGGGTTACCCGATGAAACCAAACAAACTTGGATCAGTGGTCTCAATCAATTACTAGAGCTGGGACAACATCAAAGCATTGATATTTGGTTTGCACAATTATTAGAAAATAGTGAACTGGCGTCTGCCGCGAGTCGATTAAAATACGGCATACAAAGTATAAATGTCAAAGACTACATGAACCTAGATCAATCCAGCGACAATGTTCCTGAATACACAGAAATTGTCAATGCCACTGCTAGTATGAGTACCGAAGACATGATTGAATGTTATATGTACACCTGGATGATCATACAATTTCATATCACAGGTTACACACAAATCATGGCCAAATATGCTAGAAATTGTGCTGGCATATCATATGAAATATTTTACAATGCATTGTATCGAGCTATAAATAATGATATTACGTTTCAAGATCACTACCTTTGGTTAAGAAGCATTGTGGAAAATTACCTTAAAAATGGTCAATTGCCTAAAAACTTTGTTGGAGGCCATGCACTGCATTCGGCTTCTTATAAATTTCTATTTGATAACAAGCAAAAAGCCGCAAAATTGGCAGAGCAAGTGCTAGCAACACTAACCAATATACCAAACGAGTTGACCGAGTTACAGGATTCATTTATAATAGATTTTAATAAACAATACCCTTATAATATTGATGCTGGATTTGATATTAATTCAGGCAAAATCAAAGAGACCCAGTACACCGTTGAGTCGCGTTTGAAAGAACCGACTGAGGATTTTTATACATTAAGGAGAAATGGGTTAATCAAAAACCTATTAAAAATATCATGACATATAATACCCCGCTAGATCATACCCAGCAAATATTTGACAATCAAACATTAAATTACGATTTACAAAAATATCCGTTGCCCGATATTGTACTCAAAGTTATACAAAAGTTTTATCCAGAAGTTAAAACACTTGATACCATTCACGAGGTGGTTGCAAAAGACGACATTCAGCAACTTATGAATAATGCCAGTCGCGAATTATTAAAAACTGATTTTTGCGATTACTACGATGCAATGGTGCAAGAAAATATTGTACCTAAACTAAATCGCGAAGTATTGATACAAAAGTTTGGCAATTTAAGAATTTTACCTCCTGACCAGGATAAATTTGGTGCAGTACTACTATACCATCAAGGACGTTGGGTCGGTAACGGTCTGGGATTAAGGACTATCTGGATGCCATTCACTGATTGTTTTGAATCAAACACTATGCAAATTATGGATTTGGATATCAGTCGTCGTGTTACCAGAGAATCGGTTCTTGAAAAATGGAGCTACGAAAAACTCAATGACTACTGTGTTGAAAATTCTTGGCCAGTAACCCTACATCCCGGACAAGCACATTTGTTCTTCCAAGAACATATTCATGGCAATATTCCTAATAGAACTAACAAGACACGAGTTAGTATTGATATTCGTCTATTGTTAAAAGATGGTCAAGCACATCGTAAATGGCCTGGGGCATATTTTAGAAAGTTATTTGATAAAAAATACAATCAAGTGGTGGAAATTTTACCACACGAAAACGTAGTAACCTACGGTGAATTCGAAGGTATCAAGACCAAGTATATTGATTTGTATTTCCAAACTTTGGCAGTCAAGAACTATTGTAACTCAAGAAATTATAAGTTTCCATATGCGCATGGAGAAAACGAAGGATTAAATTATGCACACATGGAATATTTGATCAAGCATACAGACCACTTGTTATTGTTTAGTATGTTTAGTTTGCCTGACAACCCAGAACATCGTCAAGCCATCATGCGTAGTGCATTAGAACACAAATGCCGATTACATTTTGCCAACGAAGAACTTGTGTTGGAAACACCGGAGGATCTAGGCAAGATTGAATATCTAAGATCGTTTACCAATGATTGGAGTAATCCAGTGTCTCAATTAAGAAAAGAACTAGGTTTAGAATAATGCAATACCACTTTGATCACGTAATTCCTTGGTGGGATGATAGCTTTAAAACATTGGGCTATCAGTACTATCCAGTGAATCAAGGATTGCTTGACGAGTGGTCTGCTCAAGGTTATACCAATCTAGACCTTCACTGCGGCATATATGCTACAAAAACTGGACCTATGCCCGAATATGCTAAATCATTTTTAACATTAAACAACTGGGAGCATGCAGAATTATCTTTTTCAAAAATGAAAATCTGCGAAGCATTGCCTACGCATAAAGATCACTATGTGACCTATAGAAAGATTTACAATATAACAGATACATCCACAATCTGGCGTACAGTTGTTTTCTTAGAGGATTGGAAAAGTGGTCACTATTTTGAAATAGATGGTCAACCATTTGTAAATTGGAAAGCAGGCAATTATGTAACCTGGAATTACGATGTTCCACATTTTGCCGGTAATTTTGGTATAGAACCTCGATACACTATTCAAATCACCGGAATACAAAAATGATTAAGCTCGAGGATTATAAAAATCCATGGCATGCTGTGATAGATTTTGAACAAGCTATTGCTGAGTTTACAGGTGCTCCTTATTGTGTAATCACTGACTGCTGTAGCCATGCTATTGAAATTGCTTTTCGATTGACCCATGATCAAAGTACAGTAACATTTCCAGCACATACCTATCTCAGTGTGCCTATGATCTTGGAAAAGTTATCTGTGCCTTACGAACTCACGTCAGAACTATGGTCAGGAGAATATCAATTTCAAGGTAGCCGTATTTGGGACAGTGCAAGATTTTTTGAACCCGGTATGTATCGTGCTGGACAAATACAATGCTTGAGTTTTGGACGTACCAAACCTTTGGAAATAGGCATAGGTGGGTGTTTGTTGACTGATAATACAGAACTTTATCAATCGGCCAGTCGCATGCGCAGTGATGGCCGAGATCTTTTGACTTATAGTCCATGGGCTGAACAAGTTGATTTTGAATTGGGATTTCATTATTTCATGAAACCAGAGCACTGTATAGCAGGATTAAATTTGTTGAAATCTGGTCAGTTGCTCAAACAACCAAAATTTTACAACTACCCAGATTGTAGGACTCTGAATATTTCAGCACCGAGAAAAATAAAATTCAATTGATTATTGACAACAATCTAAATAACTGTTATAATAGTAGCAAGAACTCGGAGAAATTTAATGGCCAAATATGCATCACCTGAAGAACAAAAAATAGAAAATCTTAAAAATAAACTAGTAGAAGAAGCACCGTACCATCCTGGCTATGAAGATGCTGTGATTGGTGACAAAGGCTATGAAGAAGCTAATCTAGCTGATGCTATCCGTTTTAACATGAAACGTGATAAAAAACGTTTCTGGGCCGGCGACAACATCAGTGATTACTTGCACGATGGTGACAAAGAGATCTTGATCAACGAAGCTACTGAAGCTTTTGAACGGGTACTAGATACCTTGCTTATCGATCGCGAAACGGATCCTAATTCAAAGGGCACGGCACGTCGTCTTGCTAAGATGTATTACAACGAAATTATGGGAGGTCGATATGATCCAGCACCAGATGCAACAGCTTTTCCAAATGATTCAGCGGATAGATATGAAGGTATGCTTGTGGTTCGTAGTGAACTGCGTTCTATGTGTAGTCATCATCACCAGCCTGTATCAGGTGTGGCATACATCGGAATTATTGCGGCTAACAAACTTATTGGCCTGTCTAAATATACTAGGATCGCTCAGTGGTGTGCTCGTCGTGGCACACTTCAGGAAGAACTATGTAACGATATCGCAAGAGAAATAATGCGGGCAACTGATTCAGAGAACGTGGGTGTGTACATACAGGCCACGCATGGTTGTTGTGAGAATCGTGGCATCATGGCACACTCAAGTCTGACACAGACTACAGTATTAAAAGGTGCTTTCAACACAGACCCAGGAACTAAAAAAGAGTTCATGGACAATATTAAACTGCAACAAGACTTTGCCCCAAGATGATTCAACAGCTAAGAGTTAAACTAGCTCGTTGGATCTTGGGCAAACATTGTCCATGCTATCAAATGGGCTATCATAGTATGGTAGATTTTCAACAGCGTAGCGCAGATGCTATTGCCAAACACAAAGCGAGAGAAGAATGAACAATATCAACATATTAGCCGCAGAGGCAATTGATCGAGCAAAAAATCTACAAGAGTTTGCTGTGTTCCGCGACATGGAAGATATTGTGTTTTGCGGTACACCAATTCCTTATACGCTTAACCATGTCATGGGCGAGCAGGTAGAAATTACTGTGCCGGCTATCAGCCAAGCTGAAGCCGAAACCCGTGTTGATGAGTGGTTGCGTGGGCAACGGGTATGACTTATGTGGTAACTGAAAGTTGTATTCTTTGCAAACATACTGATTGTGTAGATGTATGTCCGGTGGACTGTTTTGTAGAAGGGCCAAACTTTCTTGCAATCGATCCAGATGGGTGTATTGACTGTGCGGTGTGTGTCCCGGAGTGCCCCGAGAATGCTATCTATGCTGATGATGATGTTCCGGAAGACCAACAACAGTTTATTGAAATCAATGCTGAATTAAGCAAAATATGGTTACCAATAACCAAAAGCAAGGATAGCTTGCCCGATGCGGCCAAATGGTCTGGTGTTGCTAATAAACTACAGTATTTAAAACAAGATTGACCCAAAAATAGCCATTTGTTATAATAGTTGTAAGATCAATTATTATAGATAGTAGCTATGAAAAAACAAGTCTTACTCAGACGTAGTGCTATAGCCCTAGCAGTATCCACTGTCTTCCTATTATCGGCCTGTGGTGGCGGTGGCGGCGGAGGTGGAGGTGGAGGTGGCGGCGGTCCTTCGTACATCAAACCCGATACACCTTACTATAGTTCTGGAACGCTGGCCAATTATGGGTTCACCCCTGGTACTAGAAGCACAGTTCCATTTGCTACTCCTACTCATGTTAGCACATTTAATCCTTATGCAAGCGATTCAACCAAGACTGCGGTAAGTCAACAATATGTAGTAAACGACTTGACCGGTAATGGCGCTGACAGCATGATCGTAGCCGGGCGCATGAGCCAACCAGCCACCAGTAGCGAGTGGGTTAATAATAGCATACAGTTGTTCACTTGGAAAAATGGAAGTTTTGTCAACGACACTGCCACGTGGTTTGTTGGTGGCAATAACTCAATTTTAGGAACAGATCCTAATATCCAGTTTGCTGACTTTTTTAAGAGCGGACGAACTGACATGTTGGTCAGTGCTTCTACTGACATGAACTACTACGGACCAACTGGGTCCAGTCAAGCCTGGTTGTTTCGAAATACCGGAAGTCAATTTACTCGTAGCACTATAGAACTTGGTGCTCAAGTATGGGGGCACGGCACCACAATGGCTGACTTGACCAAAACCGGATGGATGGATGCTATTATTACCGACTACGGTCCCAACACCACATTCTTGATGAACAATCGTGTAAACGGTTTTACGGTATATCAGGCCCGAGGCAACAACGATTTATTTTGGGGCACAAGTAGCATAGCGGCCGCAGACTTTTTGAACAACGGCTCTACGCAACTGGTGGCCACCGATAGTAGAGCCTGTGTTGGTGTCACTGCGTGGAACGGTTGCGGAAGTAGCACCACTAAAATGTACACCTGGGCTATAGATTCAACCACTAATAAACTCAGTATCAATTGGGCAAAAGATTTACCAGCACCGATCCTGGGCAACAGTAGTCACAACTATTTGGTCATAAACTATGATTTTAACAGCAGTGGCAATCAAAGTTTAATTTTGTTTAGCTCGCCTGGTACCAGCGGCGGTGTAAAACAATCAGCAATACAATTTTTACAAAATGATGGTGCAGGTAATTTTGCTGACGTGACCACTACCATGCTCAAAGGTTACAACACCAACACTTATGGCACTTATCGTCCACAGTTTGTAGATCTTGGCAACGGCTTTCAAAGTATGATTGTAAGTGGAAATGATTGGTCTGGATCTTCAAACAGTAGCACACAGTTTTTAATAAAACAAAGTGCCACCGGTCCGTATGTGGCCGCATTTCAAAATATCATCACCGACTTTGCAAGCCAGGCTAATTTAATTGCTGGCACCGGTAATAGAGGCAACCAAGTGGCCGTGGTCAAAGATGCCAGTAAAAATCTTTATCTTGTAACCACACTGCAATATCAGACTGATGCCAATGCACCAATGCGTATGGCCACTTACTTGAGTCTAGTGGGGGCCAATTTAAACACTACCACAGCACAGGCCGCATTTAACGCGGTCAAAGCAACATGGCCCTGGATGAGCTCAGCCCAAGTTAATCAGGTCTTGGCACAAACTTCCAGTAGTTACATGACCGATGCTGGAACCGGTTTGGTATTAAATCCAGATAAGATGATGAATCCAATTGGATCATTGAGCGTAGCAACTCGATCTGGTCTAACTGCATTATCAGGCGGTATTGCTGGAGTCAACATGTCTGGCCTCAATCAAATGCAGGCATTTGATTCAATAGGTCGTAACTATAGCCTAAACTTTGGCAATACCAACTATGTTGGCCCAAACAGTTTCACATACAATACTGAGCATATCGACCAATATAATCTCAGCAGTCATACCGAATACATGTTAAACGGCAATACCAATACTGTGTATAATCCGCAAGGCATGCCTATGCGAATGGGTGTCGAGAATCGCAACCAAGGAAACACAATTGGTGCACCAATCCAACCCAAGGAGTTTGGCGACCAATCAGGTAATCAAGGTCTGTATCTAGGTGCAACTCCACCCACACAATGGAGTTTTGGACTGCCTGTAATGTATAGAAATGGCAATTTCTACACTGGTATGCAATATACCAATCTTAATTCAAATCCGTGGTTAAACTTCAGTGGGTCGTTTGGATCAGTCAATGGCAGTGGAACATTAGAACAAGTGATGACTTATGCCAAAGATGGATTTAGTATCCAAGGTGCTGTCATGCGCACTACTACTAATTTTAGATCTGGCATAGTGACCAATGTAAGTCCAATCACAGCGGCCTGGGCAGAAACTGGATATAGATACAGCGAGAAAGGTTTTGGCGATCTTGGATTATATGTAGGCGTAAAACCGGTAGTATTGAGTGGTAATATTACTGCTACTATACCAACCAGTGTTGACAATGCAGGCAATGTAGTATATACTAACACTAAGATGGGCGTTGTGAGTCAAACTACTCCATATGCTCGAGTCTTATATACCGGAATTATCGACCGTAACAATGGATATAGATTATCCGGCATAGCAACTCAAGATGGCAAGTATCGTGCTATGGCAGAATACAGATATACATTTAATTAATATGACTACACTATTTGATGCACAACAAGCAGGTATAGCACCATGGGACAACAAGATAAAAGATCGTCCATTGATTGTGGTATACTTAGACAAGTATCCATGTACTCCGGGGCATAGGTTGTATGTGCCCAAAGATGACAATCCTAATTGGATTGTGCAGGCCATGGAACACGCACTAGCTGATGGCAATCACATGGTTAAATCTGGTGAATGTGATGGATTTAATATTGGTTACAATTCAGGTACAGCCGCAGGACAGACTGTGATGTATCCGCATGTGCATCTTATTCCACGCAGAGCTGGCGATGTCGAAGATCCAGTGGGCGGTGTGCGTAATACCATACCGGGTAAAGGCAACTATCAAAAATGATCATTGAGCTTATTGGAACATGGATAGTGATTGGATTTTTTAGTGCAATCGGGTGGGGCACTGCTCAAAAAACTGTAGTTGAACCTTATATCAACCCGGCTATAGATCAGGTCATGCCCCCAACAAAACCCAATGCACCCGCTGAACAAAAATAAATAAAGTTATCAAGAAAGAAATAATGAACCAGAAAAGAACCTTTGTTTTAGAATTAAAAAATGGTCAAGCTATCACGCTTGAATTTACACCGATCGAAGCCACTGACAATCGTCTGTGGCAGATGTTTGCTACCGCCGAAGCACTTGATACTGTACAACAATTAATTAACGCAGGTGATGCTACTCAAACCAAATCGGCTAGAAAATCAACACCGGCTAAGAAAAAATAATTTGTCTCGTTTACACGTAGAACTAACTAATAGATGTGCGCTAGAATGCCCGGCATGCCCACGAACGATTTGGAAAGAACTAACTAAAAGACCAATTGTTAAAAGTGATTTATCTATCGATTCTTTTGAACGATTTATGGATTGTGATGCTGGTCAAAAAATTGAAACTTTATTGTTATGTGGTGATTACGGCGACTGCATATACTATCCAGAGTTGTTTGACTTCATCAACCGATTTAGACATAAAAAATTTGATATACGAACCAACGGCAGCCGCAAAACAAAAGAATTTTGGTTGCAACTAGCAGATCTAGTAACCAAGGACGACACAATTGTATTTGGAATAGATGGATTAGAAGATACCAATCACATTTATAGAAAAAATGCTGAGTGGTCAAGTATTATGACTGCTGTTGATATTATGACGAAAAGTCCAGCTCGAGTTAAATGGCAGACTATTACATTTGCATTTAATCAAGATGTTCTTCAAGATATAAAAACTTTTGCAGAATCCAAAGGAGCAGAATTTTTTGCAATCAAAACCCACCGGTATGGTAATGACGAATTAGTTCCAAATACAACTCTAGTAGAAAATAACTATGCATGGCAAGAATCATTTAACAATAATGATCCTATAGTAATCGAGCCTCGATGTGACACAGCTAAGGTAGTAACTAGCGAGGGCTACTATCTTCCTTGCGACTGGATCCGCAACCCTAAAACATTTTATAAATCTGACCTTTGGAAAAATAAAAGCGAATGGTACGACCGAATGTCTATAGATCAGATCAATTTAGATCAAGGTAATGCGTTAATAAATCAATGGAAACAACTAGTAATAGAAAAAGGCAAAACAGGTAGTCCAAGACTTGATCACCTATGTAAAATGCGTTGCCGTCAAGGCTGTGTACAATCCAATCTGGTTGAACTATAGTGCAAGAACAACTATTATTTGAATTAAGACAAAAATTTATGTCTACTCGTCGAGTAATTTGCACCGGTAATCCAGATAAGCCGTTTACCATTGCCAATGGTATAAAAAAAATATATCCTAATGCTACATTTATACACAAGTCCAATGGGTGGGATTTGACCGATCCGTTACTTGAATTAAAAATTAAAGAACAATTTTCTAAACACAATATGTTTGTTAATGCCAGTTATATTGATGCTGGAATTCAAAGCCGATTACTAGAACTATGCAACCAATCCGTAAAATATTGCGATGTGATAAACATAGGCAGCACCCACGAATACGACAGTCTTGGATCGCCAAATTACAAACAATCAAAATTAAATCTAAGAGATCTAAGTTTAAATCTAAATACAGCTAGATTTAAAACATGTCATCTTATGCTTGGTCACTTGAAAACTAGCAATGATGCACATGATAGACAAATAAGTATTGATACTGTATGCAATATGATTCCTTGGGTTTTTGAGCAATCATTTGAGATTCCTATTATGTGCCTTGATAGTAAGAAGGCTCCTTGGTAATTTAAAACAGCGGTCTTTGGTGTCATCCCGCTTTACAAACTCTGCCGCCTATGCTATAATCTAACATAGGAGAACAACAATGGCAAAATATTATTCAACAAAGCACTACGGACACAACATTGGCCTGAGTGCTGTATTCCGTCAGCCCAATGCTGATCATTCACATTGTCACTTGCTACATGGTTACAGTCTAGCGTTCACATTCACATTTGGATGTGATCATCTGGATGATAAGAATTGGGCTGTGGATTTTGGCGGGCTCAAAGAACTAAAAGCCTGGTTAGAAGATCACTTCGACCACAAGTTGGCATTGGATAAACGAGATCCACATTTGGCCAAGTTTGAAGAATTGCAAGCATTGGATTTGGTAGAGATTCGTGTCTTTAACGGAGTAGGTGCAGAGAAGTTTGCTGAACACGCATTTCATTTTGCCAATCAATTGATACGCAAAGAATCCAACGGTCGTTGCTATTGTGTTAGGGTAGAATGTGCAGAACACGGTGCTAACTCAGCAACCTACGAAGGCTAAAATTTATATGCAAAATAATATACGCATATAAATATTTGCACAATGACAAAAGACCACAAAATAGCCATATTATTACCCACACGAGGCCGCACTGCGGCATTATCCCGTAGTATCGAAAGCCTTATAACTTTAGCAGATGATGTTGACAGTATACAAATCATGCTGGGATTTGACAATGATGATACTGTAGGTATTGAACATTTTCAATCAGAGTTACAACCGTGGCTAGATCAGCACAATGTCAATTACACTGCTATGACATTTGCTCCTATGGGCTATATACGTCTTAACGAATATGTAAATACCCTAGCAAAAAATTCATCTGCAGATTGGTTGGTCTTTTGGAATGACGATGCAGTGATGGAAACTCAAGGGTGGGACCGTACAATTGCCAGTTATACTGGAGAGTTTAAAATTTTAGCATTTAAGACTCATAACGATCATCCTTACAGTATTTTTCCTATAGTGCCGAGTGATTGGTTAACAGTATTAGGGCACCTTAGTCCACATCAAATATCAGATGGATGGATTAGCCAAGTCGCTTACTGTTTAGATATCATGCAACGTACATCAATCAAGGTCAAACATGACCGTGCTGATCTTACTGGAAATAATCTTGATCAAACTTATAAAAATAGACCCATGCTCGAAGGCAATCCTAGCAGTCCGCATGACTTTCATCATTACACCTGGGCTGCTAAAAGGACCGAAGACTGCGACACATTGACTGTTTACATGAAATCCAAAGGACTAGATACTTCTTGGTGGAAAAATGTCAAACAACAAAAACAAGATCCCTGGGAAAAATTACGCAACAATGATCCCAATGATCAAATGCGTCAATTTAATATTGATCGTACTGGCAAGGTGCAATCATGACAAAATCTTTAGAACAACGTATTCGAGATTATTGGAACAACCAACCCTGTAATGTTCGACACAGTAAAAATACTCCTGGAAGTTTAGAATTTTTTCAAGATGTATCTGCTCGTCGTTATCGCGTTGAGGCACATATTCCAGAATTTGCTGGTTTTTATCTTTGGCAAGGAAAACAAGTATTAGAGATTGGGCCTGGTATTGGGTCCGATGCTGCCGAGTTTGCTCGCAATGGTGCTGATTACTATGGTATAGACTATTCAGATGAAAGTGTTAAATTAGCGCAACAAAGATTCAAAGTTGAAGAACTTGAAGGTACATTTGTGTGCGGTGACTCCAGCGATGTTGAATCATACGCCACGTTGCCCAAGATGGACTTGGTCTATAGTTATGGAGTGATACACCACTTTCCAGCTATAGATCGTATTATTGATAATGTGTACAATATTCTTAAGCCTGGTGGCGAATTCCGTTTCATGGTGTATGCTAAAAATTCCTGGAAGCAGGCCATGATTAACCGAGGGCTAGATCAGTTTGAAGCACAAGCCGGTTGCCCGTATGCTAAAAGTTATACCAAGGATGACATCATTGACTTGCTAGGATCAAAATTTCAACTTGAAAGACTACGGCAAGATCATTGTTTCATGTACAATGTGGACGCATACAAGCAAGGTCGTTACGAATTAGAGCCATGGTTTGAAGCCATGCCCGAGGCCATGCGTGAAGCGGTCAAGGAATATCTTGGGTGGCACCTATTAGTTAAAGCTCGTCGACTGTGAAAAAAATTGTCTATGTAACTGGTTGTCTAGGATTTATAGGAGTACATGTCACCCGACAATGTTTGGAACGTGGATGGTATGTGCTGGGCATAGACAAAGGCACTTATGCCAGCAACTGGAATTTTTTAGAAGAATTTAATAAAAATCCCAATTTCAAATTTATCAAATCTGACATCAACGACATTGATCGGTTGGTTGATTGCGACTATGTGATTAACACTGCTGCAGAAACACACGTGGATAATTCAATCATGAGTTCTGATGTGTTTATTCGTAGCAACATCAATGGCGTACATCATTTGTTAGAGCTGATCAAACAACAGCCCTTGTACAAGGCTCCAATATTTTTACACTTTAGCACCGACGAAGTCTACGGAGATATTGAAACCGGGTCTCATACCGAAACAGATTTACTCAAGCCCAGTAATCCATATTCAGCTTCAAAGGCGGCGGCCGACATGCTGGTCTTGGCCTGGGCAAGAACCTATGGTATCAAGTATGTTATAGTTCGTCCAACCAACAATTACGGAATTGGGCAATACGTAGAAAAACTCATACCCAAAAGTATCAAATATCTCGAGCTGGGCAAACCAATTGATTTACACAACCGAGGTAATCCTATACGCACTTGGTTACACGCCGGTGATACAGCCTCTGCGGTGTTGACCATTATTGATTCAGGTTGTAAAAATGAAATATTCAACATTAGTGGCAATACCGAGTTGCCCAACTGCGAAGTAATTAAAAAAATATTAAAATTATATTACGGTGTTGATCACAACAGCGACTGGGAATCATTTACTATTCCCAGCGTAAGACAAGGGCAGGATGTACGCTATGCCATCAACGATAACAAATTAAAACTGTTAGGGTGGCAACCACAGGCCCAGTTCGACCAGGAACTAGCAAATGTAGTCGAATACTATCGGAATAATTTTGTATGGTAAAAAACTATCTTGTAGGTGCAGTCAGACCAGTGACCGATAATTGGATGAATCAAGCCAGTGCTAATTTATATTCCGATTATTCAGAAATGTATCAAATAAGTTTAGCCAGTTTTCAACACTTTGTTCAGGAACCATTTGAAACAATACTATGGATCGACCCAGTGGCCAACAATGAAGAATACGCCCTAGCCAATTGGCGAGCCACTGTAGAGCTTCGTAACAGCGGCCCGTGTAATATATTTTGGGCCGGTGCTGATACTATAATGGTACAACCTACTAGTCTTTTTTCTGATCGATTTTCAGAATACAGGTTGTTTAACTATACTGATCCTAAAAATCATAACGAATTTCCGCGCTACTTCAACGACGACCTAATGTATTATCCACATACCACTAGCGACAAAGTATGGGAACTTGGTGAACAATGGTGGAGCAACATAGAGAACCATCCAAACCGCAATTGGGGGTTTGATCAATTAAGGCACAATGCTATGTTTTGGAGTCAAGACATACCCGAATCGGATCAACTACATCCAGAGATGGCTTATCAGGCCATGAAGTTGCGCAGTGTAGATGCTACAGTACTGGCTCAGCACGATCAATGGAACGGCATAAGCATTAATTCTGCACACATACTACATTTTCATGGCAGCCGAGGCAGCCAAGAAGTGATTGCAATTATGAAACAACTATCTAACTATCTTGGAATTAAAATATGAAACAAATATTAGAAGACATTAAAAAATATATTGATGCTAAACATGCTGATAAGACTTGGGTAGCTGGCAAGGATTTTGTTAATTATGCAGGTCCACATTTTGATTCAGACGAGTATGTGGCCGCCGCAGAGGCCTTGTTAAATGGCTGGCTAGTAATGGGCAACAAGAGCCTGCGCTTTGAACAAAAGTTTCCTAAGGAATTTGGTAAGACTCGAGGAGTGTTGACCAACAGTGGTAGCTCGGCTAACTTGCTTATGATGACAGCCATGAAGTCTAAACGTGGCTATAACTTTCCACCGGGAACTAAAGTATTGATGCCCATTGCTGGATTTCCAACTACGCTTAATCCAACCTTACAAAATGGATTTGCTCCGGTGTTTTGCGACATTGAAATTGATACTTTGAATATTGATCTAGATCAAGCAGAGCAAATACTTGCCAACGACCCAGATATTAAAATTATAACCTTTGCACATGTGTTAGGTAATCCACCTAACATGGATCGTGTGATGGAGTTAGTCAACAAACATAATCTAATCTTGTTAGAGGATTGTTGTGATGGCCTAGGAACTAATTATGATGGCAAGCCATTGGGTAGCTTTGGGTTAATGGCATCATGTTCATTTTATCCAGCACACCATATGACCATGGGCGAAGGCGGCTTTGTAGCTATGAATGATCCACAACAAGAAATTATTGTGCGTAGTCTACGTGAATGGGGTCGTGGTTGCTATTGTGTAGGACCCGAGGCCAACAAGTTAAAATGTGGCACATGCGGTAAAAGATTCAATGAATGGATTCCTGAAATGCCAGATCAGATTTTTGATCACAAGTATGTTTATGATGAAATTGGGTACAACTTGAAACCCATTGAACTGCAAGCGGCCATGGGCCTAGAGCAACTTAAAAAACTGCCCGAGATACATGCCTTACGCCAACGCAATTACAACCTGTTGTTTGCCATCTATGAAAAGTATGAAGAATTCTTCCACTTGCCACGTGCTAGAGACAAAGCCGATGTCAGTTGGTTTGCATTTCCGTTAACCATCCGAGAAGGTGCTCCATTCTCTCGCATGGATATCGTTGACTATTTAGAAGAAAACTTGATACAGACACGCCCTTACTTTGCTGGTAACATCATGTTACAACCTGCATACAGTCATTTAATGAATCCTGCAGAGGCACGTGACAATTATCCTGTAGCCACATTCACTATGAAGAACACTTACTTCCACGGATGCAGTCCAGTTATCACTCCTGAACAGATTGCCTACATTGGAGAGAAGGTCGACGGATTTATGAGTTTATATCTATGAACAAACAAGATCTAATTGACTTCGAAACAGATATAGGTGAAACATTTAATCGCGGAGAAATCCGTGCTCCTATTCATTTATATGCTGGCAATGAAGATCAAATCATGCGTGTGTTTGAAAAGATTGATGTCAAAAAAGATTGGATCTGTTGTACTTGGCGTAATCACTACCAAGCACTGTTAAAAAGTATTCCGCCCAACGTAATTAAAGAACGCATCATGGCCGGTAAAAGTATGGTCATGAACTTGCCAGAATACAAATTTGTATGTTCAAGTATTGTAGGAGGCATTCCTAGCATTGCCACAGGACTGGCACTTGCCGCCAAGCTTCGTGGTACAGATGAACATGTATGGTGCTGGACCGGAGATATGAGTGCCGAAACAGGTGCCTGGGTCGAAGCCTACAAGTATGCTCGAGCACAAGACTTGCCAATTACATTTGTTGTAGAAGACAATGAATTAAGTGTGTTGACTCCTACTCACGAAATGTGGGGGCCAGACAAGTGGTATCTACCTGTACAAAACAGAGTTTGGTACGAAAGTAAACATTTAATCTATTACAAATATAAAAATCACAAGTATCCACATGCCGGCGCCGGAGTAAGGGTACAATTTTAATGACTACACAACTGTATAATCAACAACTCAAAGCGGCAATGAATTGGATTGGCGCACAAGATCGTGTTATGATTCTAGGGCAAGCTGTTTGTTATGCTGGCACCGGCTGTTATGAAAGCATAACAGAAGTTCCTGCTGATAAGAAGATGGAGTTTCCTGTTGCTGAGAACTTTCAAATTGGCATAAGCACAGGTATGGCAATCAATGGCATGGTGCCTGTCAGTGTTGTTCCAAGATGGAATTTTTTATTAAATGCCACAGATCAAATTGTCAACCACCTTGACAAAATGGAATCAATGAGTGACGGACGTTGTAGACCCAAAGTTATTATTCGTGTGGCCAAGGGCAGTGAAAATCCCGTTGACCCGCAAGATCAACACAAAGGCAATTTTGCAGACGCATTTAGATTGATGTGCAAAAACATTGACATTGTAGAGTTACATCATCCAGACGATATTCTTCCAGCATATCAAACAGCCTACGCCAGTGATCGTAGTACAATTTTAGTTGAATTTCCAGATTACGGTAAATGAGAATCCTATTAACGGGTGGTACTGGATTTATTGGTCACTACCTTAAACAACATCTCAAACACGATGTTATTGCACCCACTTCAAAAGAAATTGATCTTTTAGATTTAAATTCAGTAACTGAGTTTTTAAAATCACAACAATTTGATGCTGTTGTACATTGCGCTGTAGTGGGCAGAGAAAGTGTGTATGCTGTAGATCCCAAGATTGAAGAAAATAATCTTTGTATGTTTTATAATCTAGCTGTCAATAGAGCGCACTACAATAAGTTTATTAATTTTGGCAGTGGTGCAGAGTTTGATATTGACACTGATATACGTGAAGTATCCGAGGAAGAAATCTGGACCAGGAACCCCAAACACAGCTATGGGCGTAGTAAAAACGTCATAGCCAAGTTTGTACAAACCATGCCCGATTTTTACAATCTACGAATCTTTGGTTGTTTTGACAGTAGTGAAGGCAACAATCGTCTGTTAAAATTGTTTGCTAAAAAATGCCAACTCAACGAACCATTGTTGATTCCCAAAGACCGTTTGTTTGATATGGTCAGTGCTCAGGATCTATTGATTGTGGTTGAAGCTGTTTTGGCTAAACAAATACATGACAACAACCTAAATATAGTGTATAATAAGAAATATCATCTTAGTGAGATCGTAAAAATGTATGCACAATTAC